GCTATGAATTGAACAACAATATCATCTATGGCTCGTTGTTCACCAAGATAATTACTAAACTTTTTCCTATAAAATACCTTACCCATTTATTATACCTTTTAACTCTTCAATCAATTTATTTATATTCACATCACAATTTGTTTTAAATCTATAAGTTTTTTCTTTTGTTATTCTGTCATCATCTTTTGTGAATCTAACCTTCATAATTAAATCACAACTATCCAATTCCAATTCAACACTTATTACCTTATATTCATCAAACGCAATATCATTTATTCTATACATATTATCCTAATGGTGGTGGAACAACAACATCAAATGTCGTTGGTTCTCCAAGAACAATACTTAAAGTATCGTCATAAATTATGTACCAAAATGGTGATGTATTTAATCCTGCGTAAGTATAAGAACACCAATTTTGTGTTATATCACCTTGTTCTTGTGGAATACCATAATGGGTATTACATAAATTTACAGCGTTCTGTGCTTGTTGTTTTGTTATGTATTCATATCCTAATATTTCCATTGTTAATATATTTGATAGTAAGTGTTTATGTCTATTGATATGTTTGTTAAATCACCAAGAATATTACTTGCCCACATAATCATTTCTGGAACATCACATTTGGAATATTCAGTTGTTCCCCTTCTTTGTATCTGTGTAAATTGGTTATTTCCACCCAAGAAATTTGCTTGTGATATTATAAGATTTGTATTATTTATTCTTATCGTTCCACCAGTTCCACTACCAGCAGGTTTATTACCCGATAATAAAATATAATTGGCACTATTGTCAGTTCCGTTTGATACTGTTGTTGGTTGATTTGTAATATAAGCACCACCCGTTTGATATAATACTGGTGTAAATGGTGTTGGATTAACACCTGCTATCCAAGCACTAATATCAGCACTTGCTTTCTTTTGTGGATATGCTGATGTATGAACATCACTATCAACAAGGGTTGTTAAGTTCATTGAATCATTTGTTCCGTCAAATCTTAATATAGGTCTTGATACTCCCGTTCCACTTAAAGTTAAAATGGTTCCACTACTAACAATAATTGGTTGGCTCACCGCTGTTGTTTGAACAGCGTCGTTTCCATTACCCGATTGGTCATACCAAGTCGTAACAAATCCATTTGTTGAACCCGTAATAAAACCAGTAAGTGATGTTGTATCTAAATTACCACTACCATCAAATCCAATGTTTTGTTCAGCGTTATCACTGCTTCTACGAACCCTAATTGAATTACCCGTATAACCATTTCTTAACAAACGAACGGAATAAGCAACTGCCGCACTAGGATATGTGTTTAATAATCTTGCCGCTGGTGTTGCTGTTGGTGTCGGGGTCGGTGTTGGTGTTCCCGTTTTTGTTGGTGTAACAGTATTGGTTGGTGTATTGGTTGGTGTATTGGTCGGTGTGGTTGTGTTGGTTGGAGTATTGGTTGGAGTATTTGTAGGAGTTTTTGTCGGTGTAACCGTATTAGTCGGTGTATTGGTTGGCGTTAAAGTTGGCGTTGGCGTTAAAGTGCTTGTTGGAGTAATTGAAGGGGTCGGCGTAATTGTTTGCGTCGGTGTAATACTCGGCGTTGGTGTTGGTGATACATCTGGTTGTGGTACATTCATTACAACAGCACCAATCCATACATTACCAGGTTGTCTTGAACCTGGTGGATAAATCATATCGTTAATTTTCGGTTGTCTTCGTGGTGCTTGGTATGGTCTTATCGGCATAATAATAAATATAATATTGGCTTATGAAAATGGGGAGCGTTTAACTCCCCATATTTCAAGGTTTTAATTAAGTTTCAAAAGTAAAACCACCTGCAGTGAATACTGCTTGGATAGTAGTTGTTACTGTTACCTCTCTTATTGAGGTTGGTTCACCACCTGAAATGGTGATTGCCGTTGCTCCGTTTAAATCCGTATAACTTTGTCCAGTGTTCAAAGAACCTGCTGTTACCAATCCACCATTATCCAAGAACACCAACCAATATTGATTGTTGTTGTCTTCAATAAGTGCGAAGATTTCATTTTGACTTACCATATCAACAAATGCATCTCTTAAAGATGTTTGTAATTTAGGTAAGTTTACCACGATTTCTGGTTGGAATGTAACCGATTGTGATGTTGTGTTGATTCCAAGTGTTTCACTCAAAGAACCTGCTTGTTTTGGTAATTGGAATTTGAACCAAGTTCCTGTTCCACCAATTGCAGATACTTCTGAATTAGTTACAGTATAACCTGAAATTGTATTTCCTGAACCACCAAGCAACCACATTGTCTTGATTCCGCCAGAGGAGTTCGTTCTGCAGTCAAGAGTGAATCCTGTGCTGATATAACATGCTGCCATAATTTCTATTTTTTTTTAAATTAATAGTTTATGCACCATTTCTACATACGCAGAAAGACGCTACATCAAATATTCCCAATCCGTAGGTAACACCTGCTGTGATTTTTACGATATTCTCAAATGGGTCAAAAATTGAGCGCACTGTCATAATCTCGGAATTCATGCCAAACATGTAGTACGAACTTGGACCTGCAAAGTATGATGAAATACCATCTAATCCAACTGTAGGGATAACCTTAACATTGGTAGCAGGTAAAATTAATGACCACTCGGAACCTTCAGCGGCACCTGCAGAATCCAAACTGAATAGATTCACGAAACTGCTGTTCCTCATTGAAGCCACAAGACCTCTGTAGTTAGCGTATGAGGTGTAAATAGCCAAATCATCCATGTGTAATACATTTGATGGGATATTTTCGTAGATTGCTGTGAATACATCAAGACCATTTGTTGAAGTTGCTGCTGAATAAGCGATTTGAGTTGCACCATTACCTGATGTAATCAACGCTCCAACACCATTGAAACAGGCGTCTCCGTAAGTTCCACCTGAAGCAGTTTTGTTGTTCCACAATTGTTTTTCAACTTGGTTAGCAATTCTGTTTGAAATGTCGGTTAAGATAACCTCTTCAAAAGGAACTGATTCCTGAAAGTTTGCATTAGTTAATGATTGACTCAAGTATGTATCGTACAAATCGTCATTTTTATTATCGGTATGGCTCTTTATCCTTACCTTCACTACATTTTTTTACGATTATTCGTAGTGATTAGACTATATCATCACCTTTTTATCGGTGTCGGGCGCTCGTGTCAGGGTTATTGTATGTGATACTCACCTGTTAGTCGTTGAACCTCTCTACTACTTTTATTCACTTCGTAGATTTGGCTGCTGATTGTCTGTCTCCAGAGTTTCCAGCAATTCACCCGATTTAATGTCCGCTTAATTTAATACGCTAACGGACACAATTGTTGATTAACCTTTTTGTTACATAAGTCCACAGTTACAAGGTTTTGTACTGTAGCACCTGTTGGGTCAAATCCACAACTCATATCTTGAAGGATAACATCGTTGGTTACGAAACCAACTTTTTCAGTTGTTCCTTTAAGATTGATTCTTAATGATGCGTATCTTGGTAAAGTCAATCCTAAAATTGCTTTAATCAACATATCAGAACCATAAGAATTGTACGAAGGTAAATTTGATAAATCGTAATTAAACGATAATTTTTTCTTATTTTCCATTTTTTTAATTTTTATTTTTTTGTTTATTTTCTTAATGACTTGATAATATCCAATTTGTAATCAGAAAAAGATTGAGTATAAGATTTCTTTTCTTCTACTGCTACTCTTTCTGGTGACTTTTTGAATGTATCAAAATCGGTTTTTAATGAGTTTAACTCTGTTTTGAATTTTCCGTTCATAGAACCAACCAATTCAAGTAGGTTGTTAATTGACAATTTGATATCTTCAATGTCTTTAGAAAAGTCAGTATTCATTTCTTCTGGTTTTGCCATTTCCTCAACATTTTCTCTTTGAGTAATTTTACCATCTAAAACTTGAATCCTGATTTTCACTTCGTTTCCACTGGTGTCCTTTAAGGTTACTTGATGTTCTCCGTTAGGTGCTGGTTCTTTACTACCATCTTCCTTAACCAAGAATATATCTTCACCAACATCAAAAGTTGTTGATTCCAAAGTATTACCTTGTGAATCTTTTGCTTCCGTGTAGTCCATCATTTTACCTGCTTCCTGTTCAACCTCTGCTTCATTACCACCATCTTTTTGGGATACGGCAATAATTACAGATTCTGAATCAAGGGTTATAACAACACCTTCTCTTGTTTCGTGTGAACCTTCGGGTGCTGGTGCAAGTGTGGATTCCTTTACAATATAAAGGCTTTGACCTGGTTGAAAATCATCTTCCATATTGTTTGTAACCTCTGTGGTTCCATCAACAAGGAAAGTAGATTGAAAGGTCTCTTTCTTAAATTGTAATCCTAACATTTTTACGATATTATCAATTGCTTGTGCTGCGTTCATAAGTTTAATCGTTTATTTGTTTTATTATGTTTATGATTTCTTGTAATAAATATTCATCATTATTTTGAGCAGAAAAGTTCATGATAAAGTTTCCTTCAACACTAAATCCTTTTACCTTACCCTTCTTGATAAATTCATTCCAAATGTAATCTCCTTCTTCTGTGTCCAATACTTTGAAACCTGCCATCCAAGTTCCCATTGGTACATTATCTTTTGTAAAACCTAATTCATAGGCTTTGTCTGATTCCCCTGATACAATCCAACTCTCAACCATTACAACACTTTCCATTTTCTTTTCAGTGTGTTCATAGTTTGTTCTATCCAATCTCTTTTCAATCATGTAAAGGTTTTGGATTTTCTCAATTACCTGTGGTGTGAATCTAACAAAGTATTTTTCATTATCATCATCCAATCTTGGTATTAGAATATTAGGTATCATTAGTGGAGAATACACCATCCTTTTTTCATCATCAGATTTAAATCCCATCTTGGACATTCCCTGTTGTGATATGATGTATGCCACCTCACTCTTCCTTTTTGTTTCAGGTGAGTAGTAACCATTGTTCGGCAATTGTTTTGGTGGAATACCAGGTGTTCCTGGTGCCATGCCTTGGTCTGATATTACATTACCTTGAACCAAGTATTTGTGCCAAGCGTGAATACAATTAGGACCACCCTTATACAACCACTTTGAATATGGTTGTCTTTCGTGTCCAAACTCTGTGTTGGTATCCCTTAATAAATCTATTTCTAATCTACGGAAATATCTACCTTCAATTGATGTGCAGAAATCCCTATCAGGTGAACCTGTTAATACCCTTTGATATTGGAAATAAGTTGTTGGGGTTCTGTGGTTTCTTCTTTTTACTTCTGTTTCAGTTGCTCCTGCCATTGAACCAATGACTGCTTGAAACTTTTCATAGTCATATTCTTTAAGGAAATAAAGGTTTCTAACAACCTCAATCTCTTCAGGTGAATAATCATCAACACCAAAGTCCTGTTCCATTTGTTCAGGGTGCATCTCACAACCCATATAAACTGTATTACCATCTTCATCTTGGTGTTTATGATGTCCTGAACATCCGTGTTCCGATTGGCCATATAATTCGGCTTCTTCAGGTGTTGTGAATACTGGTTCCCCATCTATGAATCCAATCATTGTAAAACCTTGTTCTTTTGTCTTAACAAATTCATCCAAACAAGGACACATAAATTCAATACCAACTGAACCCAATGAATCAATTACATCTTCATTGTTATCATAGTGTTTATCAATTCTTAACTCCTTAATCTTTTGTATCTTTAATCTATTTGAACCTGTTGCAAATACCTTACTATGGGGTATTCCAAGTTCATCTGCGATTGGATACATTGTTTCTTTATTACCCCTTGCTGAAATGATATACACATTTGAACCTGATTGTAATTCGTGTAAGGCTAATCCCCTACCTCTTGGTGTGTTTAATGTATCATCATAATCAAAACTGACATTTTGTCCGATGGAGTATTCATCTGCTTCTGAATTACAAATTGCATAGGCTTGGTCTGGTTCGTGGTTTTCAACTTTGATATGGTAAGCAACACATCTTTGAATATAATCATCCCTATTTTCACCAGGATTTCTTTCAACAAACAATATTGGTTCAATCAACATATCATTCTTGGTATCACCTGTTGGATAACTGTTGTAAGGTGGTAGATTAGATACATCAATATCCATTTCTTCACGGGTTATTACCCTATCCAAATAGTTAATCACATTATCATAAGTTGATGGTTCAAATCCCCACGATGCAAGTGCAAGATATCCACATCCATCTTCAAATGATTTAGATGCTTCCCAATCTGTCTTATGTCTTGAACCAAATGCTTTCATTCTCTTCAAGGTCAATAAAGACAATGGTTCCCTGTTGGCTAATTGGTTTAATCTTTGTTTTCCCACAGGTGTCATACAACTACCATATCCATTTTCATCAACCCAATTCTTTGCTCTAATGGCAGTATCGGTAATGTATTGTGGATAATCTGTAATTGAATCAACAAAATCCTGTTGTGTGAAATATATGAAATTCTGTTCTATTGCTGGCATTTGAACCAGTGCTATTTCCTCAACCCTTGTATCCCCTGTTAAAGAACCTTCAATATCTAAATCAATTATTTTAATCATTATCTATAAATATCTGTAAATTATATGGTGGATAATTCTTCCAACCTTTTGTTTATCGCTTGTCCCTTTGTTATTTCACTATTCATAACATACGCTCTAATTGGTTCCTGTCTTGATTTAGCAATTGCCTGAACCAATCTTTCTTCACTTAATGAGTTTGATGGGTTATTCACCAATGGTTGTCCACCACCCATTTGATTTATGGATGATAATAAACCACCGTAGTTCATTGAACTCTGTCTGTTAATAACACTTTCCCCACCTTCAAGATTAACTCCACCAGAAGCAAAGGAAACCCCACCTTGTTCATGTGATGGACCCATTACCATTCCACCTGCACCCATTCTAATTCTACCACCACCTGCCATTGATTGTGCTGCGTTAAGTTGTTGTGCGATTAAGGCAAGTTGTATCGCTCCTAATACACCAACTGCTATCGCTAATGGTGGAAACTCAATAACAGATATTACCGCTTGTGCTGTGTCTGCTATACCTTGAATCAATTGAAATTGTAATGACCTAATAAGTGCCTTCTTTTCAATTTCTGCCTTTTGTTTTTGGTATTGTGATTCCAATTCCAATCTTTTCTTATTGGATTCTTCTGTATCACCAGTTACTTGTTCTAAAGCCTTTCTACTTTGTTTTTCAAGTTGTGATAATTGGAATGCGTATGATTGTGCAACCAATGATGCTGTTCTTCCAACTAAACTACTGAATTGTCCCAACGCATCACCAACATCTTGTAATGTAAGACCATCAGTACCTGGTATTATAATGTCCTTCGCTGTCTTTCTTCCTGATGTTTTTGGGGCTACTAAATCTTTTTGTTTATCAAGATAAGCCTGTAACAATTTAAGTTTTTCTTCATCAGTATATTTTGCAATATCAAGTCCTTTAGCGGCAAGTTGTTTTTCTAATGATATTAGTTGGTCTACTTGTTTTTGTTTTTCATCAATAACAACTTTGTTTTGTTTTTGTGTAAAATCAATAATAAGGTTTAAGTTGTTTAATAGTGTCTGTTTTATCGCATTACCAGATAATGTAAGTCCTTCTTTTTGTGCTTCTTGAACTCTAAATAAGAACTCCCTGATTTGGTTTTCTTCTTGAACAATGGTTTGTGTAACCGTCTTTAACGCTTTGATTCTTGACTCAACCAATTGATTTACTAAATCATCAAGTTTCTTTTGTTCTTCTTGAACTGTTTTAGCAGACAATAAATCATTCGCTTGTTCCTTTGTAATTTTACCTTGTTGTTGTAAGGATATTATGTTTTTGGTTCTTTCATCACCAGTCAACTTTAATCCTTCAAGTTCTTTATTGTAATTGTTTGTTAATTGGACACCATAATCTTTTAATAGATTATTTTGTTTTTCTTGTAACCCTGTATAATCCTTAACTTTAACAGCAACCTTTTCAATCTGTCCTGTTTGTTTGTTTAACTCCAAAGTATATTCACCAGTTCCAATTAAGATTTTTTTCTCTAAATCCAAAAATGTGTTTAAGTTTTCTGTTTCAAATAATGGGTTATCTTTAACCACTTTATTGAAACCAAGATACTGGTCTGTAAGTGTTTTAAACGCCTCAAATGCACCTTTGGTTATCTTACCACTTTGTAATAAATCAGAAGCATCATTTAACGCAACCCTTATGGTTTCAGCAAACTCATCAACACTTTCTGTTTGTGATGCCGTGGATATAATCTTTCTAATTGATTCATAGTATTCCCCAAAGTTATCAGTAGATTTTTCAAGTATGTCTTTCTGTACATTGAACTTGGAATTCACTGTTGATATCTCAATACCAATCTTCTTAAACTCACTTTCTAATGTTGGTAGTTGTAATGCTTTCCTTGCTGCATTTATTGCCTCAATATCTTTTACAATTGCTGGTTCTTCAATATTAACTTTTGTAAGTTCCCCTATCTTTTTATACGCATCTAATGTAGATTGTAATTGTGATATTTGTTTATCATAGGCGATTGTTAAGTTGGAAACATTATCTATTTGTTCTTGTGTTTCCTTATTAACTTCTTTTGTTGTTGTGGTTGTTTGTTTAAGTCCCTTATTATAGTCATCAACAATATCATTTGTTCTTGACTTACTCTTGTTCAATGTAACAATGATTGCTTCGTACTGCGTTTCAAGTTTGTTTCTATCTGCGGTAAGTTTTTTAGATTCTGTATCTAATTTGATATTTGCCTGTGATAATTCGGTTTGTTGCTTATTTAATTGAAAAATCCTTTCTTCTCTTGAATAATCTGCGGGAGCATCTTTTCTATTTTCAAAGTCAATCTTTTTTTGTATTTCTGCTATTGCTGAAAGATTTTTGTTTTGGTCTGCAGAAATTGCTCTTAATCGTATCAGTTTTTCAAGTCCAATAGTTAGAATTGTTTGTGATTGTATTTCTAATTTACCTAATGATAAACCATTTTCTATTTCATCGTTTATATTTTTTATGGAGTTCGCTCTACCTAATTCTAAACCTGTTAGACCTGGTAATTCTTTTTTCAAGTCAGTTAAGGCTTGGTTTCTTTCTAATTCACTTTTATTGGTATCATTAACAATCAGTTGTAACGCTCTTAATTTTATAGATTGTTCTGTTGTTTTTCTTATTAAATCTTCTTTAGATTTGATACTAATTTCATCTATTTTCTTTTGTGATTCAGCGGCTTTTGTAATTTCTTCTGTTTTAGTTCTTAAATTAACATAAGCAAGAACCAACGCTCCAACCGCTGCGATGATTAATGCATACGGGTTTTTTGATAATGTGTTGTATAATGCCTTTGTAGCACTATTAGTTGCGTTGGTTGCAAGGGTTGATGCCTTTTCAGCGATGGTTCTTGCCACAATTTGAGCCCCTGTGGAAATTTCTGCTATACCCCTTAATGATAATGCGATTGTTAATAAGTTCTGTGCGTCAGTTGCTGCCTTTTGAACTGATTCACTTTCCTTACCAAACAAGGATACTGCGGCAGTTGCTGCGGCAAATGATGATGAAAATACCAGCACCTAACTTACCAAATCCTTCAAGGGTTTTTTCTTTGGATATACCCTTTGCCGCATCTTGTAATCCTTGTAATTTGGTTTCAGCCTGACTGATTTCCTTTGCAAGTTGTTTAAAGATTGGACCACCAATCTCAACCTGCTTTAAATCTTCTTTCGCCTTTCTTATTTCATTCTCTAATGTTTTGATATCGGTGATTACCGTATCTATTCCATTAAGTTGGATTCTTATACCAATTGTTTTTTCTGCCATGTCTTAACAAGTTTGTGATAGGATTTCTCCTATGTTATTTATTACAACATAACTATTTGTATCTGCTGTATATCTGATGAATGTTCCAAGATTAACGGGTCTGTATTCTGTTCCTGTATCAAAATAAACCTGTTGAAGGTTTGATAATCCTGATACCCCAAATGTGGTTAGTATTGCCGTTGGTGCTGTTCCCAAACATACTGGTTGTTGTGTAACACCTGTATAACAACCAATCGTATAAGCGCTTAATAAACCAGGATATGGTGTGTTTCCTGATATTGCATAATAAGGTGCTGGTGGTTCAACCTTGTAATATCCACCCCTTTCTTTAATCAAGGAACATTCAGTTAATTTAATCTGTGTTAAATCTGCTTCATTTATTCTTTCAATCCTATAAAAACTATCCTTAACAAATATCTTATCTGTTAGTTTTGTATCGTAGATATCCAATGGACGAAGTAAGAATCTACCAGTCAATCTTCTTGTTTCATTTGAATAGTTATCATCAACATAATCCTCCCAAAAGGTATTGAATAGGTTGTATTGTGTAAATTGAACTGGTAGGTTATTATAGTTTCCAAAGAAATCAAATGTTGATTGGAAGTTTAAATCACTCACCAAGTCAGGTACAAGAATATCCAATGAACTCAAATGTGATACACAAGGGTAAGTTGTCTGTTCTATTTGGGTTGCACCTGATGATAAGTACCAAGACCCTTGTGCTTGTTTAAACTTATCCTTATAGGCAAATCTATTACCAGTCCAAAAGAATAGGTGTGGCTTGTTTGAATAGGGTTGTAATTGGTTATTCAATTCCCTATAAACAGCAGGAATAATGAAATTATCTGCTCCATTAACAACGGTTGTTGGTGTTGCAGCAAATGGTATTTCATAAATTTGGTCTGATGTAAGTAAGTTATTTGTTGAAATGTATTTAAATCTACCATATTGATATTTGTTTTGGTCTTCAAACAACTTATTAAGATATTCTTCTGAACCTTTTGTGTATGTCCAACTCACCTCCTTTGGTAAATCAAAAGACAATGGTTCAACCCTGTAAGATGAGTTCAAATCCAATCTCTGTGTCCAATCCTTAACTTCCCTATCTTCTTCGTTGTAATACCAATTAAATGGGGTTATGGTGATTGTTTTGGATAACTCATTCTGTATCACAACAAGGTTAAATAGTGTTATCATTGATTTGACGAAATCAATACAATTTATATCTTGTAATCCCAATCTAATATCAACAATCTGTGTTCCTGCCAATGTTGGTGATGCATACAAATCCCACATTGGTGCTGTTGATGTAACACCAAACTCACTATATGGTAATAATCTTAAATCACAATTGTTATCATTTTGATTTACTTGGATATAGGCTTTAACAAAATCACCAGCATCACAATTGAATGTTGGGAAATAGTTTAGTGATGCGTCCAATCCTGATGTTGGTAATTCAAATTGAGCAGATGCTGCACATATTGGTTCAGAATCTAATGTGGATAAGTTTCTACCCTTTCTCATTACCACTTGGAAAAATACATTACCACCAATAAAGTTGTTATCATCATAATTAAACCTTATGTTGAATGAGTATGGTCCATTAAATGGAACCCTGAAAAAGGAATGTGTTGGTTGATTACCAGGATTGATTGAGTTGTATGGAACGGCTTGATTAAAGTTTCCAAGTGGGTCTGAACCATCACCCCTGAAATTGTTAAACAATAAATCCTTTGTTCCTGTAATGTTATTATAAACAACAGAACGATTTGTATAAATCTTGAATATGTTTTGGTTTGTAACTGCTGATGCTGGTGTAATTCCCAATTGTCCATTTTGGAATGTGTCCATATAAATGGAACGGAAATAATCTGTATCAAAGAATTCAGAATCAACAGCATATCCTGTCTTTAGAAATATCCTATCAATTACCTCTTTAATCCTTATTGATGGTTTCCAAACAAATTCAGGTACAGGGTGGTTTGATTGGTCAAATGAATTTGCTTCATCAAAGGTATAAGTCCATGCTGGTGTTGTACCATTATACGATAAACCATAATTTATCATTGGATACAATATCTGCCCACCGAATAATCCATCGGTATCATTATAGGTTGCTTCCCAAGATTTGGTGATTGCTGTATAAGTTAATTCATGTTGTAAGTCAGTCCAATTTAAATCTTGTAATGTAAGGTTTCTAATTTCAGATGCGAAATCACCCACATTACCCATAATATAAACCTCATAATCAGTATAGGTTGGATTTTCAATAACTGCTGATAATCTTAAAATACCTGTAAATATGTCAGTCCCCCTATAT